ATACGGATGCTACGGCTAAAGGTCAGACGGAAGTAGGCAAGGCTCTAAGCGACTACGCTAGCCAAGGTATTGCTAACGTCATTGATACTTCTACCGTATCTGGTAAACTACTAGCTCAATCGTTAGGCGAAGGCAACTACACTGACTACAAAGCTACTGTACAAGGTCAGATGTCTATTCTGTCTGAACAGTTTGTAGATGCTAACGGTAATCCTACTATTCCTACATGGGCGGCTGGTACAGCTCGTAACGTAGCTCGCATTGCGGCATTTAAAGGCGTTACAGGTACAGCGGCTACAGCGGCTATGTCGCAAGCTATCATGGAAGCTTCTCTTCCTATTGCTCAGGCAGATGCCTCATTCTTCCAGACTGTAACTCTACAGAACCTAGACAACAAACAGCAGGCTACGATTAACCGGGCTAACGTATTGTCTAAGATGGAACTAGCTAACTTAGATAATCGCATGGCGTCGGCTGTACAGAACAGTAACAACTTCATGCAGATGGATCTGACTAACCTAGCTAACGATCAGCAGTCTCGTGTAATCAATACACAGGCTCGCGTACAGGCTATCCTAGAAGATTCTAAGGCTATCAATACCCAGCGTATGTTCACGGCAGAAAGCCAGAACGAGATGGACAAGTACTACGATAACCTTAACGCTTCTATTGAGCAGTTTAACGCTCAGCAAGTTAATTCCATGCGTCAGTTTGATACGGATCAGGTTAACTCCATATCTATGTTCAACTCTGAGATGGAGAATGCTCGTGAGCAGTTCTACAAGAACATGCAGTACAACATTGATACGGCTAATGCTCAGTGGCGACAGACAGTTACTATGACTGAAGATCAGCAGGCATTTGAAGCGGCGGCTACAGACGTTAAGAACCTTGTCGGCGTATCTCTAGAACAGCTTAACCAGATATGGGATCGATCAGACTCACTACTAGACTACATCTGGCAATCGTCAGAGAAAGGGTTAGACCGTGAGCTTAGCCTAGTTCTACAGAAGCTTAAGTCTGAATCTGATATAGCGTCAGCAGACGCGGCAGGTGAGGGTTCTATGTGGGGTTCTATCCTTGGGGCGGCTACAGGCGCTACGCTTAACTGGGCGTTTGGTCTATAAGAGGTTATCAGAATGACATTTGAAGAAGCAGTACGTAAATCAATCAGAGCGTACTTTGACGGTAAAGACCCTTCTATGCTCCTAGAGACTATGGAAGGTGAAATGAAATACTCACGAGAATACTTCGATCAAGCCGAGCAGGAATTGCTAGGTAAGGACGCTCCTGAGGTAGACGAGGAGACAGAAGAAGATGCTTAACGATAAGAGTGTGCTGGTGGATGGGCCTATCCCCGGCGCTAACTACACTTCTGACACGAAGAACTACCCTTGGCATCGTCCGCCAGAGATCACAGACCTAGACACGGCTATCGAAGTTTCTGTAGCCCAGCTAACTGAGAAGAAGGCCGTATTTGGCCTTTTGTCTATGATTCAAAACGGTATGAGCATTGCGGCGGCTACCGATATTTTCGTTACGTCAGGTATAGGCGCAGGTAAATGGACTCCCGACTTCGCTATCCTAATGGCAGGCCCTGTAGCGCGTATTATGAAGATGCTTGCAGACGGATACGGCATTGAATACCGCATGGGTATCGAAGAAGATGAGCGATCTCTACCTACTCCTGTCGGCCTTAAGAAGCTGAAAGAGATTGAGATGGCTAAGGCTGAATCTGTAGGTGAGAAAGTTGCTGAGCAAGCTATGGATGTGCAGGCAGAGGCTGAAGATGTGGTGTCTTCTGAAGAACCTTCTGCCCCTGTAGGTGGATTGATGGGCGCTACTCCCGAAGAAATGATTGGTAATACAGCAAGCCAAGATGAACAGGACTCTATGTTGGGGTACGGTCCTACTGACGAAGATACTACAGACGAAGAGGTAATGGCATAATGGCTGGTGGATTCATGTCAGGCTTCGGCCCGGCATTCGGTAAATCGTTTACGTCTCAGATTGAAGCTGGACAAAAACGATACAACGATGCTGTTAAAACTAAGATGGCCTTCGCCCTAGATCAGAAGACAGCCTTTGATAAAGCTAAAGCGGCAGACGCGGCTATGGTTAAACAGGCTGAATCGCTGGCGGCTCAAGTTCCCGGCGCTCCTGATGAAGCTTATAAAGTTGCGTATTCTCAGCTTAAAGCGGGGCGTGACGAAGAAAAGATCCTTGAAGAGATGCGTAAGGGCTCATGGACGGCTGTACAGACTCCTGAGAAAGGACCTGAGCTTGATGCGCCTAGTGCAGAGACTACTACTGAGAGCCTTCAGAAAGGCGCTGTAGAGGCTCAAATGGATCAGGCTATGGGTGAGCCTGTGGAACAGCCTAAAGCCGCTCAGACGGACTCTGAGAGCGTTACAGAGGTTGCTACAGCACCTAAAGAAGAAAAGGGAATGTTCGATAAGCTTACTGAAGGTCTATCTGACTTCCAAGAAGCAGGTCGCCAACGCCGAGCAGATCGTGTACAGGGTAGAGTCTTAGACGACCTTGGTATGAGTCAAGACGAATACAGTGCAATGATATCAGGCTACACTTCTGATGTAGACACTGGCATGAAAGGCTTCCAGTTCACTCCTGATCTGTCTGAAGATGCTGATAAGCTACCTACTACGCCTAAAGGTGTTTCTACGTACCTGTTCACGCAAAGCGATGAATACAAGACTATGCTTAAGAAGGGTGACCGTGAAGGCATTAACAAACGTCTCATGGAAATTGAAGAAGCATACGATGGTAAGGAAGGCTCAGCGGCGGCTCCATACTACGGTATTAAGCTATCCGGCGGCTTAACTGAAGCTAAGGTAGACGCTCTAGAAGCTAACATTCGTGTAGGTCTAGAGTCAGGTAATCCTGACCTAGTACAGAAAGCTACAGAGTACCAGACTAACGTACTACCTGTATGGCGTAGCCTGACAGATGATAACGGTACGGATAGTGGTGGTATCACTGAGAAAGACATTCTTAAAATGAATGCGATTCAACTTCAGGGTACTATCGTGGCTCTAGAAGCTAAGGAATCTCTGTCTGAATCAGAGCAAGGTCTGCTTAGCACCGCTAAGACTGCCCTGACAGGTCAGAAGGGTGCGGCTCTAGAGGAACAGAACCTAGGCGAGACTGAAGTAGAACGTGTACGTGTACCTGACGGTAACGGTGGGTGGACTACAACACCAGCGCTCAAACAGCGTACACCTAACGGAATTGAGTACCTACCTGTAGGGGCTAACGCTTCAGTGGAAGGTGCTATGCCTATCACTAAGGATGAAGAAAATGCCCTTAATGACGTACAGCAGTTCCAGAATACCTTCATTAAAGCTTACAAAGATCGTTCCGTACGCCTAGAGGATACGCTACAGACTGTCTACTCAGTAGAAGAGGCTCTGCGATCTCCTGAAGGTGCGCTGTACACTACTTCTATCGGTGGAATCAACACTATGGGCTCACGTATCCTGAATGAGATGCGAGCCGCTGGCCAGATTGTGAAGTCTGTAGACGAGAATGGTCGTACGATAGAAGACCGTATCCTGTCGTTTGATGAAGCGGCACAAGCGGCAGACTACAATAGCTTTGCCGACATGGAAGAGGCGGCTAACGTACGTGGGGATGTGCAGGCTAAGATCATGTTGCTTGGTTTCCGAGCGGGTGCTATCGAAGGCCAGTCTGGTGCGGCAATGTCTAACAAAGACTTTGAGCGCTTTATGTCTCTATTCAAGTCAGCCACTCGTGACCCTATTGCAATGGCTAACAAGCTACATGAATACTTCGGTAAGGAAGTTACTCAGCTTGAGAATATGCGTAGAGCGTACTCTATCGACCCATCTATCACAGGATTTGAGCGTAAGTACGGCTACACACCATATACCTCTGAGCTACCTCCACTAGATCAGGTGTCTAGTCCACAAGCTAGGGAATTGATTGATTACTTCAGATCAGCACCGCCTAAGGTAGAAGAGGCTCCGCAGGAAGGTGGTAGCGACCCTCAGGCTTCTATTGACGCATACATGAGCGGACAGCATATCACTTGGACTGCTGAGCTAGCAGAGATATTCCCTAAGATGGACTTCCAAATAGGACAGACTATCCGCAAAGGAGGTACTAAGTAATGGCTGATTACAATCCTTTTGAAGATGCGGTGGTCGTAGATCCCCAAGACGATAATCCATTTGCAGATGCACTAGTAGAGGGTGGCGATACTGCCGCCCCTGCTCAGCCTTCAGGTCGTGCCGCTGACGTACCGTTTGCTGATCCTGAAATGAACGCTAGGATGGAAGAAGAGCGTATCGCGGCAGAAAAATCTAAGGCAGAGGCTGAGCGCCAAGCCAGAGCAGAGGAAAACCTACCTCCTCCAACTGTAGGTATGTACGAAGGCCTTACGGCAGACGAAGCTCGTGCATTACGCCAACGCTACGAAGAAAGCCCTAGTACTACCCAAAGCATGGTAGGGTTTGATGTATATCGAGCTGAAGACGGCAAGGTGTACAACATACCAACCCCGGTAGAAGGTTTTGTATCCGGCGATCCCTACGTATCTATTCTAGATAAATTCTACGGTGGGGTTGGCAACGCAGGTGCTAACCTGCTAGAGCTTGGGGCGGCTGGTATTGATATGCTTACTGGCGGAGATCCCGAAGCAACTAAGTGGGTGCAACAGAATGTGCCTAAGCTTAAGGCTGGTGACGCTGTACTGGACAACCTGCTAATATCAGGGGCTGAAGTCGGGGTAGGCATGGCTTCAGGTGCCGGACTTGTTAACCTGCTATCTAAAGCTAAGACTGTAGCCCAGACTGCACAGGCGCTAAATCCGTACATAAGCAATACGGTTAAAGGCGTAATGACCATGCTAGGCACAGAAGCTGGTATGTCAGCTACAGTTGATACGGACTCAGGTACTCTGCTGGTAGGTGAGAACGCAATGCTCCCTATAGGCGAAATGTTTAAGTTACCAGAGAATGCTAACGAAGCTCAGGAAGTGTTAACCAAGCGAGGCAACATCTTAGCGGACTCGCTTCTACTTGCCGGGCCATTCACTAAGTTAGCGGATGGCGCTATAGCTACTGCTGGTTTCGTTAAGAAAGCCTTTGTCGATCCTTTGACAGGGGTAATGTCCAAGAGCAAACAGGAGCAGGCTCTGGTACAGGGTATCCTAGACCGCCTAGCCTCTGTTACTAAAGCATCATCTGAAGAAGAGATCAAAGAAGTACAGCGTTGGATTGTAGACACGATCAAAGCTAACCAAGAGCTTGTCGTTAAGATGGGCCAAGGTGAGAAAGATCAGATTGCAGTACAGTACGACACCCTGACCTCTCTACAGCGTGGCCTAGACCCTAGCTCTAAAACTGATCGTGCTATGAGCGTAGAGGCTAACAATGTACGTCAAGGTGCGCTTGCTAAAGGTTCACCTGAGTTACAGGACGTTACTGAGGCCCCTAGCCGAGCATTAGAAGACGTTACTCGTGGTGTGGAAGGTATGGGGGAAGCCATTAATCCTGCCGCTAAAGAGATCGTAGGCGAAGCTGAAGCCCCTCTACGGCAGGTTGAAGAAGGTGTATTAGCCGCTCGTGCTGAGCTGGCAGAGGCAGAGAAGTCTATCCCTGTGCTTATGCGTGAGGACCCTGAGATGGGAGCTAAGATCGCTAACCTTGAGAAAGATACAGGCATAGACATATATACTAGCCCTAATCAAGCTGTAGATGAGACTATCGCTGGCGTACGCCAATCCTACGAAGTAATGTCTGCTGAGAAGGATGCTCTGTACGAAGCTGTACAGGGTGGCGCATTGGATGCCAACATTATCCAGAATATGTTCGGCAGAATGGACAAACAGCAACTAACTCAGTTCCTACGCTCACTGCCCGCAGACTCTCCTGTACGCGACCTTGCTGGTAGCCTGAACCCTAATACTATCAAGGTAGTAGACGAAGCTGGCAACCCTGTAATGAAGCCTAAGCTGGATGCTGAAGGTGCGCCTCTACTGGATAAAGATGGTAAGGCTATCACAGAACAGCAAGTACGTAAGGAAACCCCTGAAGAGGTATCGGCGCGTATCAACAATCTGCTTGAGGAGTCTGGTATTGACTTCGGGTATATGTATCGTGAAGTACGTCCTGCACTTGCTATCTCTGCCAGTGACTTGTTCGCTTCTGGTAGCACAGCTTCTAAACAGGCTGGTCGCCAGATTCGTGATGCTGTTCACTACATCGATAACGATCTACTCGATTGGGTTGCTAAGAACTCTGACCCTGAGGTAGCTGAAGCGGCACAGGCGGCTAAGGACTACTACGTTACTACCTACGCTAAATACTGGAAAGATGGAGCGCTAGGAGACGTAGCAACCTTGTATGACGGTACAGTAGGCCGTACCAGTGCGGGTATGCGCGAACAGTACGGCATGGAGATCCAGCCTGTTAACTTTGAACAGGGTGCTATCGATACTATCACTGGCGTACTGAATGATACCCAGCGAGCTAAGACAGGCCAGCTTGTAGAACTCCTAGGTACAGGTACATCATCTGTTACCCCGTCTACAGTAACTGACTACATTATCTCTAACGCTCTGACAGGTATCGCTACTACTGTACGAGCTAAGGGTGTAGATGCTGTAGATACCGGGCAGGTAGCGCAGTCTTTGGCCCCCTACGCTTCTATCCTACAGAAGAACTACCCCGAAGAGTTTGCTCGCTTAAACGGATTCCTTGGTAAGCTAGAGGAAGCTAAAGGCAACGTAGCCCTTAAGCAGGAACTACTGTCTAACGCTGAAGAAGCCGCTAAGGAAATGCAGACTGAGTTGTATAGTGGCGTACTGAATGGATTCCTTAAGCAGAACGGTGTAATTAACCCTAACGGTTACGCTACCTTCGCTAATCTGTTTAACAATCCTCAGAGCATGGACCAGCTTAAAGAGATCGTATCTATCGCTCGCCAATCAGATAACCCAGTTATCATGGAAGGCATACGTCAGGCCTACGCTCGTAACCTGCGTACTAAGCTTCTAGGAGGTACTAGGGAAGCCTCTGGCTCTCGCGCTCTTAAGCTTGGTGAAACGACTAAGATGCTAGACGACACCGCTAGTGACCTATTGGCTAAGGGCGATGTTATCTTTGCTGATCAGCCTCTGGTCATGGAAGGCATAAACTCGTTGATTGAAGTTACCAAAGGGGTAGCCATCAATAAGCGTGGTAGAGCCTTCGCAGGAGCATCTAATACAGCATTCTCTGCTAGCGCACAAAAGAGTATAGATCGATTGATCATGGCTTTCATAGGCCCTCTGACACGCCTCGGTGCTCGTGTGCGATCAGCTACAGGTACAACCTTGAGTATGCTGGCACCTGATGAATCTGCGGCACGTACGCTTGATATGATCTTGGCAAACCCTGAAGAGTTTACTCGGATCGCCGATAAAGTACTTAAGGAGCCTACTATATCGGGAGAGACTCTACAGAGTGTAGTAGGCCTTATGATTCGCGCTGGGATATACAACGAAGAGGATGGCCCTGACGTTATGGATGCTATGGTAGGTTTAGCTAACGCGGAAGTACAGACTCGTACAATGCTAGAACAAGGACGTAACGCACTAGAGGAGCAGACTAACCAACTGTTCACCAGATAATAAAAAGCCCCTCACATGGAGGGGCAATCTATCTCATTGAGGCCTCAGGAGATTACTCTTCTGGGGCTTCTTCGTCTTCAGGTGCTGTTGATTGCTTCTCAAACAGACCCAGTTCAAACACTGAGCGGTTAAGCATCCAATGCATGTACGGTACGCTGGATACCGAGCTTTTGATAACAACATTGTTGTTAGCATCCATACCAATTACGATACCGTTTTCAAGTGAGCCTTTAACTGAGTCTAGGACTTCATCAAAGGATTTAGTTGCTTCTGACATTACGTGTCTCCTATTAAGCTAACTTTAGTTTATCTTCAGTGAAGTAATCAACAAGGTCGCTATAGCCACCAATATGCTCTTCATCGTTAAAGATCTGGGGTACTGAACGGAATGCACCAATGCTTACAACAAGAGCATCCATCAGATTAGGTTCTTCCATGAGATCGTAGTAGCGGTACTCTTTACCGTTAAGCTCACAGAGTTTGATTGCAGTCTTACATGCCGGGCAATCAGCCGTACCATAAATATCGATCATCTTAATTATCCTTCACAAATACGCCGTTTACCATTTTACCTGTTCGCTTGCTGATAGTGTCGTACGCTTTCTGTACGCACTCTTCCATCGAAGTATCCCAAGCTTGAGTTTGCATGACCAGAGTAACAAAGATATCTCCAATCGCATCCAAAGCTTCTTCACGGTTGTTTGTACGGATTGCATCATCTAACTCCGCCACTTCTTCTACAGTCTTAGTCCATTGGGCTCTGGCATCAGGATCAGGCAAGATCCCTTTCATTGCACCCCATTCAAGTATAGCCTGTTCTAGTTGATCTAAATTCATACTCGTCCCTTAAGGTTATCAAGATAAGCGGCATCAAAGCCACGCAACCATTCCTTATGCAGGATAGAGCGAGTACGGTAAGGGCTGTCGAGTATGCCTTTGATGAAGGCCTGTCTGCCACAGTCGTACGCTTGCTTGGTTGAGTGCTGTTTCTTTGTGCCGCCCATAATTACTCCGCTGAGCCCCAGACTTCTGCCCAATCGCCTGTTAGAGCGCCTTTGGCATAGTCTACTGACTTATTCTCAAAGAAGTTGGTGTGCGTAACACCTAACATTCCATCTACCCATTCCAGAGGGTTATTGCGTACGTTGAATACACTCTTCATGCCTAGGGCGATAAGCCTGCGGTCACAGATGTATCGGATGTACTGCTTAACCTCTTCCTTAGTTAGGTTCTCCATCTCGTTAACGCCAAACGCTAAGTCGATGAACTTGTCTTCTAGGTCTACCATGCGCTCTGCAATTCGGTAGATCTTGTACTTAGTCTCATCATTCCATAGCTCTCTGTTCTCTGAGCAGTAAGTACGGAACAATTTTATCATACTTTCGGTATGAAGTGTTTCGTCTGCGATAGACCATGCAATGATCTGCCCCATGCCCTTCATCTTGCCATGCCTAGCGAAGTTAAGCAACATGATGAAAGAGCTAAACAACTGCATACCTTCAGTGAATGCTGAGAATGCCGCTATCTGTGCTGGCAGGTTATCATCGCCCTGCATCTCACGGAAGTAATCGTGCTTCTCAGCCATCTCAGCGTAGTCTAGGAACTCGTTGTACGTAGACTCACTCATCCCTAGGGTTTCGATAAGATGGCTGTAGGCGGCTATATGGACCGCCTCACGAGCCGCAAACGAACTAAGCATCATGCGTACTTCAGGCTGTGGGAACATCGGTAGATAGTTCTTCACGTAAGCCCCAGACACATCGATATCCCCTTGAGTGAAGAATCGGAAGATCTTAGTTAAGAATTCCTTCTCATCTTCAGTCAGGCGGTTACGCCAGTCCTTAGTATCCTCAAGCATAGGAACCTCAGTCCAAAGCCAGTGCATCTGCTCTGACTCTTGAAATGCATCATAGGCCCAAGGGTAGCTGAATGGCTTATAGAAATCCCTTGAATCAGTTAAACGTAGTTTGCGCTTTCCCATTATTACCCCTCACACGCTAGGCAAACGTCACCGTCTGCGATAGCTGTCATATCAACTTCATCTTCAATACGCTTGCGTTCTATCTGCATTCCTACTCTGTCCGCCTTACGGAGTTTGTCTGAACGACAGTAGTACAAGCTCTTTAGTCCCTGCTTCCACGCTAGGAAGTGAACAGCATGTAGGTACTTAATGTTCACATCTGGGCGGAAGAACAGGTTCAAGCTCTGACCTTGGTCTATATATGGACCACGATCAGCCGCTAAGTCTACCAGCCAACGCTGGTCAATTTCCATAGCAGTCTTGAATACGTCTTTAACATCCTCAGGAATGTCTAGGTGCTGTACGGACCCGTCATGGGCTGTAATGCTAGCCCAAGTCTTAGAATTGTCCATGCCAAGCTTGGCTAGAGCATCTTTAAGGTACTTGTTCTTCTGAATGTACGCGCCTGACAGAGTATCCTGTCTAAACACATTAGCTCGGTATGGCTCGATAGATGGGCTAGTGTTACCCATGATCAAACTAGAGCTAGCGTTAGGTGCAATAGCAGTCCAGTGAGAGAAACGGCGGTGTACACCGTGATCCTCTGCGTCTGGGCATGCTCCACGCTTATCTGCAAGCAGTGTATCGCCTTTAGCACACTGGCTATGGATATGCATGTAGATTGCCTTGTTCATAACCTTAGCCATAGCGCAATCTATAGGAATGTTCTTCTTCTGGAAGTAGGCATGGAGGCCTAGCGTACCAATACCGATAGAACGTTCACGCATAGCACTGTATACGGCTCTAGATACATGCTTAGGGGCATGATCGATGAAGTGCTGTAGTACATTGTCCAACATCTCCATTACATCAGGGATAAAGTTAGGATTCTTGCTCCACTGGTCGTAATACTCGACATTTAGAGAGGACAGACAGCATACAGCCGTACGATGCATGTTAGTTGGCAAGAATATCTCAGTACACAGGTTAGATCCGTGGATCTGCATACCCTGAGCCTTCAACCATTCCGGCATAGCCGCATTAGCGTGGTCAATGTTGATGATGTAAGGCTCGCCAGTATGCATACGTAGCTCTAATAGCTTCATCCATAGTTCACGAGCCGAGATAGTCTCTGATACTTCACCATTGTTAGGGTTGATCAGATCCCAGCTATCGTCTGCGTCTGGATCACGCATACAGACTTCAATAAGCTCCATGAACTTGTCTGTAATGTTAACCCCATGGTGCAGGTTTAGCGTACGGAAGTTCTGGTCGCCTGTAGGCTTACGCATCTCCATAAAGGTTACGATATCAGGGTGTGAGATATCCAAGAAAGCCGCATAAGAGCCTCTACGGGTCTTACCCTGACGGTATGCAAGAGATCCAGCATCGTATGTCTTAAGGTGAGGCATTACACCAACAGACTTATCATCAGCACCACGGATACCAACATGAATGCCCACTCCACCGCCAAGCATACTAAGCCAAGAAACTTCTCCATATGTATCCACCAACCCTTCTGCACTATCGTCTAGGTATGACAAGAAACAAGAAATAGGTAAGCCGTTCTTACTGCGTCCGTAGCTCAGGATCGGAGTAGAGAATGACAGCCAGTGATTACTTGCGTAGTCATAGAGTCGTTGGGCATGCTCTTCATCAGATGCAAATGCCTCTGCTACGTATGCGAAACGCTCCTGAGGGCTCTCCTCGTCTTCTCGCATGTAGCTTTCGCGCAGTCTAGTTTTCCCCAGTTCATCAAACAGTTCGTCTCTGGAGAGATCTATTTGTACACCCATGTTTATTCCTCAAGTTTTGATTTTAGTTTTTCCATGTACCACATGGCTTTCTTTAGGTCTTCGACCTCATTCTTTTCCCACATACGGAACAGATACTCAAGTGCTCTATCCCAATCACTGTATTGATCGTGAGGGATACACTGCTCCTGAGCCTTAGCGGCTAGGAACTGGCGTAGATCGTAGAACTCTAAGCCGGGGGCAATCTGGTAATGCTTTGGTTTGTTAACTGCATCGTGCTCAACGCTAGCTAGCTCAGCATCCGTATAGATCCGCCCAGCATCAAAGTTAGTGTGTCCATAAATCATTAGTGCTTACCTCCTGCTGTAGGGAATACGTACACGTTATCCCCAAGTTTCTCTGGACGGTTAGCGTTCTCAATAGTCTGGTCGAACGCAGGGTTAGCCCTCATTAGTTGCCCAGCTTCTACAAGCTTATCAATGTCCATGCTAATGTAGCCGAATACGCCAGCTAGAACATCTTTCATGTATTCCACGTACTCTGGAAGTACTTCGTCATCGAAGTCGTACCCAGCAGAGAACATAAGCTGGCCTTCTTCAGTAGTAGTAAGCTCCATGAAGATGCCGTTAAACGGCTCTTTATCTGTATCAGACATATCAACTCCTTAACCGTGTAATAATCTTAAGAGACTTCTTGTTGTCAGGTTCATTAAGCCAGTTAGTAGGCACTAGCTTGTCATGGTACTTAAAACCATGCTTCTCACACCACATCGCATAAGTAGTCTTGCTACCTTTGCGAATCTTGTTGTTACTGTTAGAGAAGACAAACCGCAGATCGATATCAGGGTACTGTTCCTTGATAAGGATGTGCTTCTTGCGGTCCTCTATAGTAAACCTTCCTTTCGTCTCAATTACAATACCATTTGGTAAAAGAAAGTCAGGTGTGTAGAAGTGAGGGCTAGCTGGAACCTCATAAGGGATACGGAAGCACTCGTACTCCGCCCCTGCACTAAGCTTCTCTAGCTCCTTCTGAACCTTCTCCTCAAGACCAGAGCGATAGCCTGCCGCTAACGCCCTAGCACGTACGCTGAATGGCTTACGCTTCATCCTTGTACTCCGCATACCAGTAGTGTCTTGGATTAGCCGCTGTAGACCCAGCTTGTGGCTTGTACACGGCATCAGGCCAACATGTACGTTTAAATGAACAAAATGTACACGTTGTATGTAGGCGCTTATTCCCGGTCGGTTTTCTACGAAAGAACTCCTCCTGTGGTTCAAAGCAACGCTCGAATTCCTTGTCTAGCTGTACATGCTCAATAGTAGACGCAATCTCTGTCTCCAGAGTAGCTAGCTCAAAGGCATCAGGGTTAGCCTCTACGACTTTCACCTCACCCGTTGATTTGTTTACCACTATCCAACCACCCATATCCGCATCAGAGCCACGAGTGTAGCCTAGCAGTTGAGCTTTGTATCCGAAGGCATCTTCCTTCATAAGGCCTTCCCAGCCATGCGCCCACTTGTTATCAAAGGCCCATGGAGACGCAGACTTGGTATCGTATACCTTATTGTCTATCTCAATGTCGTTCTCACCTTTAATTACCGTACCGCCTATCTCGTACTCAGCGATAGCTTTACCACCAGTGACGTTAGCGCCAGCCACACGTAGTAACACCTCCATGATAGCCTCTACGGCATCACCAAGCATCATACGCATGATATGGTTGTACGGCATAGGCTCACGCTCTGTACCCGCCTTCTCCATCTTAAGCTGACATAGGGGGCGACCTATATTAGACATACGTAATCTAAACGGCTCATTCTCTCGGAACAACTGCTTACGTAGACCTTCCTTGAACATCTCGCCAGCGTCTTCTATCCACTGCTCATCACAGGGTAGAGACTCGTTGTTAGACAGCTTGAGCATTGTCTCTTTAAGCTTTTTCTCTAGATCTGACATACACTCACCTTTCGGTTAGTTTAGGATAAAAAAGGGGCCGAAGCCCCTCTCTAGTAACCGTTAGGTTAGTCTTCAAGATCGTCTGCTAGATCCGCATCCAACGCATCAAGAGCATCATTATCCGCATTGCGGTTATTGATTGAATTCTTGTACTGGTTGTCCACGTAATCATTGTCTTTCTTGATCATCTGAGCCATGTGCAACATAGTGTCGTATGTTTGCTGGTCCAGAGGAAGCTTCTCAGACATGTCAGGTTTGAAGTGCATCACGTAGTACACTACAGAGCCATTCTCCATCTCTTCAGCAGTAACCTCGATTGGGTAATCGTACAGGTTAGCGCCTCGTGGTAGAGCCTTAACCACTTCATCGTTGAACGGGTTAAAGTTAGCCCCTTTCAAGAACATGATAGCAGGCTGATTCTCAATGGTATGTTCGTCACCGTCAGCGTCCTTGCCCGTGTAGCTAACGAGTACACGTAGCTGGCGGTAGCACTTGATATCAGCGTACTTCTTCTGCTCTTCCTTAGGAAGCTCATACAGCGCCTTAGAAGTAGGCTTACCACAGCGAACGCCACCTTTCATGTCACGAGCTTCGTGTGAGAAGTTAGGGATCATGAGGGTTTTGTTAACCAAGCCTTCTTCTTGATCGTAGTGAATCCACTGGTACAACTGAGACAGTACGCGAATGGTAACCTTCTCTGCGTATACAGCTTCGTCTGTACCCTGAAGCATGAACAGACCCTGCTCTACCTTACGACCCTGAGCGTCTTTGCGCTTAGCGTTAGTCTTAAGGATTGGCAGGCGGTCGTTAGAACCACCACCAGAAGACTTCTCTTCTACTGCGCCAAGGATGGATGCTAGTTTAAGCTCTTCAGCTTTGTTAATCACTGCTAATTCGGTCATTTGTTTTTCCTCGTTTAGTGGAAGCCCAACTCTAATTTAGTTGGGGTCCTTAGTCAAGAGCCATAACGGATGTTTCCATCCAATTAAGCCCAATCTCTGCTTCTACATCTAATGGTAGCACAGGTGTGTAATTGAATCGCTCTTGTAGCTCCTCGCCTACATCCTCCATGGCCCACTTAAGTGCTTGCGCTACATCCTGCTCTTCTCCGGGGTATACGTCCGCTACGATAGAGTCATGGACAGTCAGAACAAGCTTGGACTTAAACTGCTTCTCTTTAAAGATACGCAAAGCCCTGATACAGGCTAGCGGTACTATGTCTGCCGTAGCGAATGATTGTACAGGGTAGTTGACCACTGCGGTAGCATTCGTAATACGGCCTCCACGTAGGCGCTTAGCCCCGGGGAAGTAGAACTCCCTACCAGACGGTATGCGTACTATTCCGTCCTTGAGAACTCCGTCCATGAGTTGTCCATGCCAACGTTTGAGTCCAGCATAAATGTTGAAGTATTCGTTGAAGTAAGTCTGTACGTGAGGGGGCTCGTTTGCTCCCATTCCTCCGTATAGCGGTGCAAATGTGTAGGCCTTGGCATTTTGTCGCATGGCTTTATCAACACTTCCCACATCACATTGGTTAATGATGGATGCAGTCTGCTTGTGTACGTCTTTACCCGATAAAATATCTTCGATGATTTGTGGATCACGGCTAAGCTCCCCCGCTACGCGAAATTCTAGACCACTAAAGTCTATCTCTAAGATTTGACCACCCTCAAAGCGGGATACCACGCACTTACGCACAGGGAACTTACCGCCTTTAGGCTGGTTCTGGAAGTTAGGATTACTAGAGCTTAGTCGCCCGGTACGTGTAGTACACTGGTTAAACTGAGCGTGTAGAACCCCATCAGGTCTTGTGTAGGTTTGTATCCCCTTCACAAATGAGTCTAGGTACGTGCTGATAGCGTTGAGTCTAGACATAGCCTTCAGGAACTGTACAGCCTGTAGGTTGCCTTTAGTCTCCGCCTGCACGACCAGACGATTGATAGTAGCCTTGTCTGTCTTAAAGCCGTTTATTGAAGCATCTCGTGGACCTTCAGGTATCAGCTTAAGCCCGGCAACCTTACCATTCTCCATCAGGGTGAAGCCTTGTCCCCCACAGCTAGGGCATTTAG